TTAGGTGACAGTGGATATACAGCAACCAAACCAATTTTAATAAAAACAGTAGGAACAGCCGCAACTGGTTCAACCGGTTCAATTGCATTTGGAAGTGCGTCAAGAGATGGTGGAACAGCCGTTGACGGTGATTTTCTTATGGTTACTGGAAGTAGTGGTACAACATATAGATTTATTGTTGATACAGCACCACTTTCACCAAATACATCAACAGATTTTTATGTTCTTGGTGTGGGTATACACCCAACTGCATCTTTTATGGATGGTCTTATGGGTGCTATTAATACATCATCATTAGCAGCTAGTGAAATTGGTACTTTTTCTCAAGACGCAAGTTTACCACATGTTCTTATATGGTCATCTTCTACTGATTATGGTGCTGGAACTAGTATCGGATTCAATACAGGGTCACTTAATGCGACTCCTGGACTAGCTTTATCATCTTCTAATATAGCCGATGTAATTGGTGATGGATTAGAAGGACCAGGTGGAGGTACTAACGCCGCTGGTGTTGGTGTATTAGCCGCTGTTTTCCCAACTGGGTCAGGTGCAGATGCATCACTTGCAAGTTCAGTATTAGTTGCTACTGATGGAAATGCAAGTCCTACAATTCAACAATTTGCAATTAAATGGACAAATACTGATTATTCACCTACAATGTCATTAGTAAGTTCAGATTCTAATTATATTTGTAGTGTATTAGGAGAAGGTGCACAATCATCTGCTCCACATCAAGGATATGTTTATAAGATTTGGAAAAGTAAATGTAATAATTCAACAGCAACTGATGTGATTACTGGTACTGAAGATACTAATACTGCTTTTGGCGGATATTCAGATGCTCAAACACCAGTTGTACAATCACAAACTGGTTCAACTTCTACAGATGTAACTGATTTATTCCAATTCCAAACAATATCATCGGGTGAAGCTGCTAATAGAGAGATAAAAGTTGCTATATCTAATATTAAAAAACCTGGTTCGATAGCTGGTACTGATTATGGTACATTCGATGTTTTAGTTAGAAGGTTTGATGATACAGATAAAAGACAAACTGTATTGGAAACATTCGCTGGAGTAAATCTAGACGAAAGTTCTGCAAATTATATTGTGAGAAGGATAGGTGATGAGAAATGGTCATTGAATACAGCTGTTACTCCTCCTAAACTTCAATCATCTGGTGAGTATCCAGTACAATCAAAATATGTTAGGTTGACTAATATAAATGAATCTATTAAAAATGGAACTTTAGGTACAAGTATTATGCCGTTTGGATTTGGTTCTTATTCTTATCCATTTAATGCTGAATCTACTGATGTATCTATAGATATTCCATTGAGATTAAATCAAACTGGTAGTGATGACAGTGCTTATAATAGTAAGATACATATGGGAGTAGCTTTTGACAGTGGTTCTGGACAAGGTGCTTACAAAAATGATATCTTACCTTATTTAAGTCCACTTCCAAGTTCAGTTACTAGTACTATTTCAAGTTCTAGGTTTAATTTATCTGATTTAGGATTTACAACAGATACTGCTTTAGCACATAAGAAATTCATTATGGGATTCCAAAAAGGTAACGATGGATTCGATGCCAATTATTGGGGTGGAACTAATGGTTTATTCTATGGATTGGGACATGCTCAACCAGCTGGTGATGATGCGACATCTTACAAAAATGCTATAGATTCAGTATCTAATCCAGATGAAACGGATATTAATATGTTGGTAACTCCTGGAATCAATAAGAAAAATCATAGTGCTATCTATACAAAAGCTCGTGATATGGTAGAAGATAGACAAGATACTTTCTATGTATTTGATACTGGTGATTATGATTCTTCTATATCTGATGTAATTGGGTCTGCTAATGGTATTCAAACTGAAGATACAAATTATGCAGCTACATATCATCCATGGGTTAAGATTAATGACTCTGACAATAATAAGCAAGTTTGGGTACCACCTTCAGTTGTGGTTCCTGGTGTCATAGCATTTACTGATAAAGTTGCTCATCCTTGGTTCGCTCCAGCTGGATTGAATCGTGGTGGATTGACAGAAGCAGTAATGGCTAAAGAAAGATTAACACACGCTGATAGAGATACTCTTTATGAGAATAGAGTTAATCCAATAGCCACATTCCCAGGTGAGGGTGTTGTAATTTGGGGTCAAAAAACACTCCAAGCTAAACCATCTGCACTTGATAGGGTGAATGTAAGACGATTGTTGATATCATTGAAGAAATTCATTGCATCTACTTCGAGATACCTTGTATTTGAACAAAATACAAACGCTACAAGACAGAAATTCTTGAATATTGTGAATCCTTATATGGAACAAGTTCAGTCTAATTCTGGATTGAGTGCATTTAGAGTGGTGATGGATGAGACAAATAATACTCCAGATGTAGTTGATAGAAATCAATTGAAGGGAAGTATATTCATTCAACCAACAAAAACTGCTGAGTTTATAGTTCTGGACTTCGTTGTACTACCTACAGGTGCTACATTTCCTGAATAAATAAACAAAAAACATACATAAATGAAAAAAGCTCACAATAAATCGTGGGCTTTTTTCTTTTAAATGATATTTATATATGAAAAAACTTACTAATTAATTTTGGTAATTATTAAGAATTAAATAGTGATACTCTAGGAGAATAAGAATGGCTAAATTAATTGATGCTAATGACATAATGTTTACCCCTTTTGAGCCAAAGCTCAAGAATAGATATCTGTTTCAAATTGATGGGGTTCCTGCTTATCTTGTAAAGACGGCAAATAGACCTAATATAGAATTTGAAGAAGTAACTTTAGAACACATGAATGTTAAAAGATTTGTAAAAGGTAAAGGTACATGGTCTGAATTGGAAGTAACTCTATATGACCCAGTAGTACCTTCAGCAGCTCAAGCTGTAATGGAATGGGTAAGATTATCACATGAATCAGTAACAGGAAGAGATGGTTATTCTGATTTCTATAAGAAAGATGTTACGATTCAAGTATTGGGTCCAGTAGGTGATATAGTTGAAGAATGGAAATTAAAAGGTGCATGGATAAAATCTGCTAATTTTGGTGAATTATCATTTGAATCTAATGACCCTGCTGACATAACAGTAACATTAAGATATGATTATGCAATCTTACAATTCTAATAAAATTTAAACCACACAATCATACCACATAAGAAAAACCCCATTTTTTTGGGGTTTTTTTTATATTTGTATATATTTATATATGAAATATCTATAGAGGTTTTATGAAAATAAGTTTTGATGAAATAATAGAACAGGTTTTAGAACACGAAGGTGGTTATGTCAATGACCCAACTGATTTGGGTGGTGAAACCAAATATGGTATCACCAAGAGATTCTACCCAGATGTCGATATTAAAAATCTAACAAAAGAACAGGCCAAAAAAATCTATTACGATGATTATTGGGTAAAAAATAAAGTACCACAATTACCTGATAATTTAAAACATATATTTTTTGATATGTGTATTAATCAAGGTAGAGGAACTGCGGTTAGAGTATTACAGAGAGCTTGTAATGCGAAAGGCGCTGGTTTATCAGTAGATGGTGGATTTGGTCCGTCAACATTAGGTGCTATTAATAAATATAAACCTTGTGATAATAGAGTCAGATGCTATAGATTAAAACATTATTATGATTTAGTAAATAAAAAACCAGAACAAGAGAAATTTTTGTTTGGATGGTATAAAAGAGCACTAGAAGTGTAGGAGATAAAGTTATGGCAAACAGTAATGAAATATATAATACAATTAATAATTTATTTGAAGATTTTCAAGAAAATCACAGAAAATTTGAAGAAAAAGGCACAAAAGCGGCTGGTGGTAGAGCAAGAAAAGCTATCGGCGAAATAAAAAAATTAGTTACAGATTACAGAAAAGCATCTGTATCAGAATCTAAGTAATAGGAGCAAAAGATATGGCCGAAGGAAAAGATTCAAAAACCCAAAAGTTTCCAAGTGAAACTATTGATTTACCGAGTGGTGGTAAATTATATCCAGAAAGTTCACCACTTAAAGGTGGTAAAATAGAAGTAAAATATATGACAGCTAGAGAAGAAGATATTCTTACATCACAAAATCTTATAAAAAGAGGAACTGTTATTGAAAATTTATTATCTTCTTTAATATTAACTCCTGGAGTTGATATTGATGATTTATTTTTAGGTGATAAGAATGCACTTATGATAGCAGCTCGTATTTTGGCATATGGACCTGAATACGAAGCAGAAATTACAGACCCAGCAGACGGTCAAAAAATATCCCACAAATTTAATTTAGCTGATTTGGATTATAGAGATATTCCAGATAATGTTAAATATGTTACAAATGAATTTGAATTTGAATTACCAGTATCAAAGATAAAAATAACTTTTAAATTATTAAATGGTCATGATGAAAAACTCATTGATAGAGCTTTAAATTCTTTTAATAAAGTTGGAGTAGCTTCATCGAGAGAAATTACTACGAGATTAAAAGCTTGCATTCTTAGTATTGGTGATGAAACCGAACCATCACAGGTTCATCCAATGGTTGACAATATGTTGTCAAGAGATACATTAGCTCTCAGAAATTATATGAACGAGATAACACCAGATATAATTTTAAAGGAAACGGTGGAATTGGGAGGGCAGGCAGTCGAAGTAGATATACCAATGACAGCCTCTTTCTTTTGGCCTTCTACCTCATCATAAAAAAGACTTACACGAAGAAATATTCGATTTAATTCATTTTGGTAAAGGATTTACACATTCTGATGTGTATGATATGCCTGTATATTTACGCAGATTTTATATTAAGAGATTGATACATGTTAAGGATACACAGAAGAAAGCTGATAAAAAATATCAATCTAAAATGCATAAACCTCCAAAATTCCGAAAAAAGTAAATTCAAACATTTAATAATTTCATAAAGTTGATATTTATATATGAATAAAACTATCTATTAGGAGTTTTAATGAAAAAGAAATCATATACATATATGGACAAGTCAAATTTAATTTCTGAAGGATTTTCAAAAGTTCTTCTTGGTTTGATAGCCGGCGCTCATTTAGTTAAATTTTTTCAATTTCTGAAGAAGAAAAACATATCAAGAAAATATATATCAAGTATTAAGGGTGATATTAAACAATTAAATAATCTAAGACGAGATATGGAAAGAGATTATGAGAAAGAATTTGGTAAGAAAATAGATATGACAGATTTAGAATTAAAAGACTTTAATTTGTAAGGAAAAATAAATGGCCAAAAACACCGTAAAAGATTTACAATCAGTAAGAGATGTTTCGAGTGAACTTGCTCAAATGATAGGTATGCATGAGGAAGGTTTTGAGAAAATGTCCGGATCTGCGAAGGATATGGTTAATTGGATAAAGAGGTATAATACTGAACTTCAGAAAGGTGGAAAATACGGTGAAGCTTCTGATAAAAAATCTGTAAACATGGCCAAGCAATTAAGTAAAACCTCTCAAGTAATATTAAATAAAAATCATACCATGAAAGACCTACAGAAAGAAATGGTACGATTGAAGGTTGCGGGTAATAAAGTAGATACCAAAAATGCTCAAAATTTAATAAAGATGGCTATACAAAAGAAAAAGATAGCAGAATCAACCACTAAAATGAAGGATGGGATGAAGGCAGTAGATGGTGCTCTTGGTGGTATTGGTGCTAAAATAGCAACCATGTTAATGAATCCTTTAATGATTGTTGTATATTTGATACAATTTATTATTGAAATTTTTACAGATTGGTCTAAAACAGTTGATGCATTGGGAAAATCCTTTGGTTATCTAGGTGTAGAAGCTGGTAATTTACATCAACATGTCCTAGGATTTGAAAAGAGTACAAAAGGGCTAGGGATCTTTTGGGATAAAATGGCTGGTGCGACAATGGTTGCGGCAGAGAGTATGGGTAAATCAGCTGAGGCAGCTGTAACTTTAGGTTATCATTCAACTAGAATCGGAATGGCTATTGGATTGACTGGTGAAGAGGTTGTAAGTCTTCAAGATAATTTACAAAATCTATCAGGTGTAAATGCAGATATAAGTGAAGAATATATAAAACAAGCTACAGCACTAGCAGAACAAAATGGACTTGTACCATCTGTTGTTATGAAAGATGTTGCTAAGAGTAGTGAACATATAGCCGATTTTACAAAAGACGGCGGAAGAAATATTCTAACAGCAGCCATTCATGCAAGAAAATTTGGAATGAATTTAGATACTGCCGCAAAGATATCCAATTCATTATTAGATTTCCAATCTTCTATTCAAAAAGAAATGGAAGCTTCTGTAATGATAGGAAAACAATTAAATTATAATACAGCTAGACAAAAAGCATTACAGGGTGACCTAAAAGGTGCGATGGGTGATATTATAGACCAATTGGGCGGGGCTTCAGAATTTAATAAATTAGATGTATTACAGAGAAGAGCATTAGCTCAATCTATTGGAGTAAGTACTCAAGAATTAGCTAAATTTATGAATATGCAAGATAAAGTTTCTGAAACATCTCAAGTCACTAAAGAGAATATGTCTGAGACTGATATTTCACAGATTAAAGCTGAAAATGCTTTAAGTGCACTAACTCAGGTTAAAAATGCATTTGAAGGAATAAAAAAACAAATTCAAGAAGAACTTATTGGACCTTTTACAAAGCTTAGAACTTTACTTGTTGGTGACCCACCTGGAAGTGGTGGATTACTTTATTGGATTGGTAAGTTAGGTGATGGAATAGCAGGATTCTTTAATTTATTTGTAAATGGTCCTGAAAGAGCCGTTAAAGGTTTAATGAAGATATTAGGTAAGTTGAAAGCTATAAAAACCTTTATAGTAGGTTTTGTGAAGGGAATTCCTAAAGCTGTTGCAACCTTTTTTGGTTTAGGTGGAGATGCTGCAAAAATAGTCGCTAAGACAGGGTCAAAAGCAACACAAGAAGGTGTTGAACATATTGTTAAAAAGAAAGTAGGTCCTGCAGTAGTGGACACAATTATTAAAAAAACAGGACCTAAAATAGTTTCAAAAGTTGTAACTGAAAGTTCTTCATCCGTAGCTCGAGCTTTCTCTTCTCCAAAAGTTACACAAACAATGGTTAAAAATGCGACGGAAGCATCGGCTGGTTTTATAGCTAAACAGATACCTATTATTGGTACATTGGTAAATCTAGGATTTGCAGGTTATAGAGCATATCAAGGTGACTGGGCTGGTGCTGGAATGGAATTAGCTGCTGGTGGATTAGGTTTGCTTGACGCGGTTGCACCTGGACTTGGAACTACAACATCATTAGGTGTGGAAGGTTATCTATTATATAGAGATATAAACATGTTGAGGAATCCACAAGATTATCCTGGAATGTATAACAACAACGCAGTAGCGGCTGAAAACGCAAAAGGTCCACAGGTAGGAGGAGTAGCACAAGATTTCGTATTTAGGCGTAATGGTGGTGTTCAAATGTTTAGTCAAGATGACACTATTATTGGGTCCAAAGGTGGAATAGTTAATGAAGATAGA